CAGCCTCTCTATGGGCAGTCGGTGATGATGGACACGCCCTTCTCGGCCGCCAAGCCAATGAGCTTCTCTGCAACGGTGGGCGGCACAGACTGACCTCGCTCATAGAACGAGACGTTTGCTTGGCTCATTCCAAGCTGCTCGCCTAGAGCGGCCTGACTGAGACCAAGCGCGTTGCGGATCTTGCGGATCTGACTCACTTGCGCTCCTGTCGCTTATGAAGTGAAGTTGCGCAATTATTAGCGCCGCTTTTTATTTTAGTCAATAGCGGGCCCCCGTCGCTTTTTGACACCAGCGCCCGCGACCATAAGCATTACTGATACGTGATAGACAACCTCGCAATGCCATGGCCGACAACGAGAAGAAGATTCGCCGGCGAACTCCGCTCACACCTGAACAGCTGAGTGACGCCAACCGCCTACGTGCGATCTGGGAAACCTGGAAGGCCGACCGGAAGCAGTCGAACCTCCCCTTCTCCCAGGAGTGGGTGGGCAGCCAGTTCAGGGAGCCGATCTCTCAAGGGGCCGTCAATCAGTACATGAAGGGCCAGATTGCGTTAAATGTGTCTGCATTAAGCGACTTTGCGAAAGTCTTTGATGTTTCGCCCGTCGAAATTTCGCCGTTGCTAGGAGACAAACTGAGCGCCATTGCAACGGTGGTGTCCGAAAGCTCGACGTCCCTGACCAAACAGCTGGAGGGTCACGCTTATGGAGGAATGACAAGCGGCCCTAATGTTGTTACAAAGACCCTTCCATGTTTGCTGTCGTGGGATGAGGTCGAGACAATGATCAGGGACGATTTGACGCACCGACTGCCGGAGGTCTTCACGCTGGATGTTCCAGATGAAGCGCTTGTCGGCTTTGTACGCACGGGTGACACCATCACCCTGAACAGAGGCCTGCGTGACCAAGCGCGGGCTGGTGATGGGATCCTGGTTCACTCCAAGGGGCCTGGCGCACCGTTTGTCGCTCTGCGGATCTTCAAGCCGCGCGGTGATGGTACGTACACCGCCGTGGCCACCAACAGCAACTTTGAGCCGCTGCACTCCGTGAACGATCAGCTTGAGATCATTGCTGTCGTAACGGGAGTCCCTTCTTGCAGGTGGTCCAATCGTTGATCTGACGCAACTCTGCAATGCAATGCAATGGGCCGCAAAGGCCCATTTGTGTTTCAGAACCTAACACGTCGCAATAAGACCGCATCGTTTCATAAGCGGCGCTATTGACAATAGCAAACAGCGCCGCTTATTATTTGGTCACTTTCACACAAGAGGTGACCGATGACCACCACGATTGATGCACCACAGACCAAGTCGCGAGACTTGATTGGTGAGCGCCGAATCGCTCTTCGACGCGCACTGATTGCAGGCTGGACCAGCTCGCCCGAGGCACTCGTGCCCACCCCGGGCGAAAGCAAGCCCGAGTCCTCCGTGACAGACGCTATCGACCACGTGCTGAGCAGCCCTGGCGGCGACGCCCTGCGACACGAGATGTTGCAGCTGATCATTGCCTCCGCTCACGGCGAGCGCATCAATCTGCGCGCAAGTGCGCTGGTCGCCACCATCGCCACCCGCTACGCCAGGTTCCATGCAGAAGACAGCCTGCGCGAGGAGGGGCTGCTGTGCTGAGCCTCATCAACCCGGAACGCGCGGTTGAAGCCGCGATCGCGCAAACAGGAAGCCGTCGCCTATTCGCTCAGATCTTGAGCTGCGCTGGTGCTCGTGATGTCGAGATCGTTGGCCAGTACCGCGGCCTTCCGCACCTGCGCGCCATGCGTCTGGATAACAGCACGCATATCAACATCCATCCGCGCTCGATCCTGAGTCTGCGGATTGATTCCGAGCCGTTCACCGGGTGACCGCCATGACAAGCAACAACGCTTGGGCGCCCCCCGGCTGGGCCTGGCTTACCGACGAGCACGGGCACATCGTCCTGGCTCGCGAGGCCGAGCACGCCCCCGAAGAACCTGCGTTCAGCGCACTGGCCGAGTTGGCTTTTCTCGCGCGCGTCGCTTGCACCGTGGCCTTGGCTGCCTCGGTGGTGCTGATTGCCTGCGGCGCGTCGCCCGCCGATCTTCTCCTCCCCTTCCCTCCCGCCCCCTAAACCCACCACTGAAGGAGCACCCCATGTCAGCTGTCTTGCAAGACAAGCCCGTCGAAGTCGCCGATGAAGTTGTTGACGTCACCGACGATCTGAAGCCGACCCAGCACGCCGTGCCGGCTGTCTCGTACTCTGGCGATCCCCAACGCACCCGCCAGGTGCTCATTGAGGGCCTGGACCATCTGTCGCGCGTTGTGGGTGCACTGCCCACCTATGACATGAGCGACAAGATCCAGGTCGAGTTGGCGAAGCAACACCGTCAGTTGTGTCGCGACTTTGCGGGCGCTGTCGAGAACGCCTACAAGGAGTGGATCCGGCCGTTCATGGATGCGCGAACCCCCAACATTGAGGCGCGCGATCAGGCCCTGGCCGTGGCCACCGCTGTGCGTGACCACATCGACGACCAACTGAAGGCCGACGCTCGCCGAAAGGCTGCTGAAAAGGAGGCCCGCGACCGCGCTGAGCAGGCCCGCATCATGGGTCACCGCGAGGCTATCGCTGCCATCGCGGCGATCCCGGAGGAATTCACCCGGTCGTCAGTGGACGACATTCAGGCCAAGCTCACGGAGATCGAGGACTGCGCGACCTTCCTCGCCTCACGTGGCTGGGAAGAATTCCGTGGCCAGGCCGAGGATGCACACCGCACCATGGTGAGCACGATGCGCCTGCATCTGGAATCTGCCGTCAACCGGGCACGCCTGGCCGAGATGGAAGAGCAGCAGCGGATTGCTGCGGAGAACCGCCGCCATGAAGAGCAGCTGCGAGCTGATGAAGATGCCCGCGTCTCTCGCCTGCGCGACCGCATTGACGAAATCACCACCATGCCGCGAACCTGCATCGGCATGGATGCGGCTTTCATCAACACCCAGATCAAGGCGTTGGAGGCGATCGACCCAGAGCAAGGCTTTGCCGAGTTTCGAGCAGAGGCCTGCGAGGCCAAGCTGGCCAGCCTCCGCGACATGCTGGAACTGCACGATCAGGCGGTCAAGCGCGAGGAGGCGGAGCGCACTCAGGCGCGCCAGATGTCGATTCTTCAGCGCATCCAGGGCATCAACAATGCAGTGCTGGCCGCCCAGGCTGAATCGAATCCCGCGCTGATCCAGCAGACGCTGGACACGCTGCGCGCCATGGCGGTGGATTCCGAAACTTCGGGGATATGGCCACCATGGCGGCCGTCGCCCGCGAAACCGCCGTCACCGCAATCACGAAGCTGCTGGTGGACGCCCAAGCGGCCGAAGCAGCGCGTCAAGCCGAACTGGAGCGCCAAGCCCAGGAACGCCGCAACCGCGAAGCCGAGGCTGCACGCCTGGCCGAACTGAACAGCCGGCTGCAGGCCAATGCCCGCGAAGCGGTGCTGCACCTGCGCACGGTCTGCGACTTTGCGGACGAGTACGGCGCCGACTGGCCCTGCCTGGCTGATGCCAAGGCGTTCATCAATCGCATCGACCCGGAAGGCAAGCTGTGATGAACGAACACGAGATCATGGATGCCGAAGGCCTGATGCCCGCGGTCGACCAGCAGATCGGCAGCTACGCCGGCCGCGAAGCCATCCCGGCGCTGATTGCCGCCCTCTCCAAGGCGCAGGGCGAGTTCCTGCCGGTGGGCACCAATGCCGAAGGAAAGATCACGCCCAAAGAGGGGCGTCAGGGCTTCACGTTCCGGTACGCAGAGCTGTCCGCGTTCATCGCAGCATCGCAGAAGGCGCTGACCGCGAACGGCCTTGCCGTGACGGCCATGCCGGTCATTCGTGACGGTGCCCAGGCCCTCAGCATGCTGGTGCTGCACAAGGACGGCGGCTTCATCCGGGCCGAGGCAGTCATGCCCCGGGTGCCAGATGGCGGCTACCTGTCGCAGATGCTGATGGCCTGGGGCGGCGCGGTGTCATTCCTGCGGCGCTACCTCTACAAGGCTGTGCTCAACATGGCTGAGGTCGAGGAGGAGCAGGTCGAGGGCGAAGGCACCGACGATCTGCGCGCCACGATGCCCACCACAGCAGCCCAGCGCGCCCAGGCTCCATTCCCCAAGCATCCCGAGATCAGCAAAGCGGCATCCGTGTCCGAGCTGTCCCGCGTGATGACTCGGCTCGAGAAAGCCGACAAGGCTAAGTTCGCGGAGCACTACAACGCCAGGGCGGCAGAGCTGCGCCACATCAGCGGCGCAGACGACCACGTCGACGGGGGGCGCCGGAGTGATCCCGATCTACGCCCCACAGGGCAGCATCGAGTGGCACCTGGCCCGGGCTGGGCTCATCACCGGGTCAATCGCCTACAAGGCACTCAAAGCTCCTCATGCCGACACGACCAAGGATCTGGCGTGGCGCCTGGCCATTGAGCGCATCTCTGGCGAGCCCCTGAACGAGGGCAACGTGGGGTGGGCTGCCAAGCGTGGCCACGAACTGGAGCCCGAGGCCCGCATGGAGCACCAGGCTGAGATCAACGAGATTGTGGAGCCAGTGGGCTTCGCCATCATCGCTGACGACTGGTGGTTCGGCTGCTCGGCTGATGGCCTGGTTGGGCGCAAAGGCGGGGCGGAATACAAGTGCTTCACCGACCCGAAGGCCCTGCGCTCCATCGTCCACGAAGGCGACTTCGGCTGGGTCGAAGTGCAGTCCATGTTTGGGCTGTGGGTCACCGGCCGTGAGTGGTGGGACATGGGTCTGTACTGCCCTGCCCTCAAGCCCGTTGGGCTGCAGTTCACCCGTCACCGCCTGAGACGCAATGACGACGCCATCGACAGCATGGTGGAGCGACTGCAGGGCTTCAAGGCCATGGTCGAGGACTACGAAGGGTTCCTGCGCCTGCAGGGCGAACGCCTGGGCCACAAGCCCCTGCCTATTGAGCAACAACGCGCGCACCTGCTGAAGCTGGGCCGCACTGATTGAACTGGAGGAGCATCATGAATCAGATCGTTACGGTATCTGCTGGCGCACTGCGCCTGACCGCTGGCGTGCAGGGCGTGGATGACGTCCGCACGTATCTCAAGGGCGTCAACATCGAGCCGCGCCCCGAAGGCGGGGCCTACGTGATCGGCAGTGATGGTCATGTCTGTGTGGTTGTGGTCGACAAGCAGGCCTGCTGGCACGGCGAACCACACACCCTGACTGTGCACCTCCCGGACAAGCTGCGGAAGTCGCTGCCCCGGTACAGCGCATACGACCATCAGCCATGCACCATCAGCGATTCCGGAACCACAAGCGCTTCGGGCAACGCAGAAGCATTCATCAAGCTGGGTGAGTCGCTTGTCTTGCTGACTGAGCGAGCCACGTTGATCAAGTCTCCGACCTTGATTGAGTGGCGCCGCCTCATTCCAGCGGCCAACACCGTCTTGTCACCCACAGACGACTACATCCAGACCGCCCTGATGCGGGATGTCTTCAAGGGCTTGGGGGATGGCTTCAACCCGTACCGGATCATGACCGCCACCCCTGGCGGTCTTCAGATCGTGCATCTCATCCGCCACCCCGAAGTGTTCGTTGCCGTGATGCCAATGCGCGAAGACAGTAGCCCGATCCAGGCGTGGCGCTCGTTCTTCGCTACCGAGGCGACAAGCCCCAAATGGGAGCCGCCGCTCCCCGAAATGATGGTCCAAGACCCTGACCACCCGCAAGACGAGCCCGCAACAGCAGAAACGGCAGAGGCCTAACATGTTCAAGCACCTGATCATCTACAAGTTCGTCGGCCCAGTCACTGGCCTGGCCGACCACATGGCGCGCGCCTTGTTCCAGCCGTGTGGGGCCACCCAACAAAAGAGCATCGGCTTTGCGCCACCGCGCGAAGAGCATGGCGCCCTGGTGGAGGTCATCGACAACCACCACATCCTGTCGGTGGTGACCGAGGCCAAGAAAACGCCGGGCCAAGCCGTCAAGCGCCGAGCCGATGAGCTGGCCGAGCAGATCCACCAGCAGACGGGCCGCAAGCCCGGCAAAAAGCTGATGAAGGAACTGAAGGAGCAGGCGCTGCTTGAACTCCTGCCCAACGTCATCCCGACACTGGCCCGCACGTTCGTTTGGCTGGACCCTCAAGCCAACATCGCGGTGATCGACACCGGCAGTCAGCGCGTGGCAGACGATATCGTGACGCTGCTGATCAAGGTCGCCGAAGGCCTGCAGTTCAGTCTGATTCACACCGAGATGTCGCCATCAGTGGCCATGGCCCACTGGCTGGGCACAGGCGAGGCGCCCAGATGCTTCACGTCGACCGTGAGTGCGAACTGAAATCACCTGACGCTCTGAAGTCGGTGGTGCGCTACAGCCGCCACCCGCTGGACACCGAGGAAGTGCGCCAGCACATCCAGGCCGGCAAGTGCCCCACCAAGTTGGCATTGACGTGGCGTGACCGAGCGTCGTTCGTCCTGACCGACTCAATGCACGTCAAGAAACTGGAACTGCTGGACGTGGTGTTTGAGTCTGGGAGCAAAAAGGACATTGCCGCCGATCACTTTGATGCAGACGTGGCCATCGCCACCGGGGAGCTGCGTGAATTGGTGGCTGATCTCATTGACGCCCTGGGCGGTGAGCAGGAACTCACTCAAGGAGGCGTGCAGTGATTACCCAGCGTCAAACCATCCTGGTTGAGCTGATCCGCACCGCAGCCGCCAATCCAAACGCCAACGACGAGCAGGTCAGCGAGCTGGTTGCCCAGAAGATGGGTCTGCCGATTGACCTGATCAACGAAGCGGTGCAGACGGAGAAGGAGTGCAGCGAATGCGGTTCCTAAGCGTCTGCTCTGGCATTGAGGCCGCATCGGCCGCCTGGTCATCGATGGGATGGAAGGCTGCAGCGTTCTCGGAAATTGATCCGTTCGCGTCAGCCGTGCTCGCGCACCATTACCCGGACGTTCCCAACCTGGGTGACATGACCGCCATTCCTCAAATGGTGCTCAGTGGAGAAGTGGACGCCCCGGACATCCTCTGCGGCGGCACGCCGTGTCAAGCATTCAGTGTTGCGGGGCTTAGAAAGAGCCTGGCCGACGTCCGGGGCGGGTTGACCCTCACGTTTGTAGAGATAGCAAATGCAATTGACCATGTTCGATCCAGCAGAGACGAAGCCGAGTGCGTCGTCTTCTGGGAAAACGTCCCAGGCGTCCTCAACACGCAAGACAACGCGTTCGGGTGCTTCCTTGGGGCCTTGGTGGGCGAATCCGATGAACTGGTCCCGCCAAGGGGAAAATGGTCAAACGCTGGTTTCGTGCTTGGACCCCAAAGAGCAGCCGCGTGGCGGGTTCTGGATGCCCAATATTTCGGAGTGGCCCAACGGCGCCGCCGTGTGTTCGTTGTCGCAAGTGCTCGAGAAGGGTTCGATCCCGCAGCGGTTCTTTTTGAGTTCGACGGCGTGCGCCGGGATTCTGCGCCGAGCCGAGAGGCGGGGAAAGGCGCTCCCGCCGGCACTCTCCGCAGCACTGATGGCGGTTGCGACGTCAACCACGCCAGAGCCGGGCACGTCCAGCCAGTCGCTGGAACCCTGACCGCCAGCTTGGGCGCCTGCTTGGGCAATCAGGCCAGGACGCCGATCACGGGCACAGCCACCTGGTCCCGACACAGCCCACACCTTGCGCGGCGAGGGATTCGACGCGAGCGAG